CCCCTATAGTTACAAAAAAGCCCCAGAGTATACCCCTGGGGCTGGCTTGGGTGACCTTCGTTTACGAAACGAAGTTAATGACGCAACACTTCGAGGGATTGTGTACGACCCAGGAACCATACATCTGCACGATGACCTGCAAGGCAGGGCCATTGATGGTGTTGGCGCCCGGCTGACTGGTGATGTAGTCCTCGATCAACCAATAGTAGTTGAGATCGGGGGCTTTAATATCGGTAATAGCCTGCTTGCCGGGGTTGTTGTCGGCAATGCCATCATTCAGCGGGGCGTCGGAGTTGGTCAGGGCGGCAAATTCCAGGGTTTCGTACTCAAGAATGTAACCGGTCTGAGTGGGACAGAAAGGATCGTCCCACATTTCGTCAACCCACGAAGTGCTGAAGGCGTACTTCATATCGGAAATACCGCGCGCCACCTCGTTTTTGTTGACCTTACCACCGGTGTTGATGTTCTGGAACAGGGTGGTCTGGGCGCTCAATTCGGTGATGATCGCGTTGTACTTGGTGGAGCTGACAACCAGGATGTTGGGCATACCACCGGCATTGCGGCAGGCCAATACACCGCGAACAACGGCGTCCACGTTTTTCTCGGGAGTGCCACCGGTGGTTCGTAGGATAAACTGGCCAGCAGCGCCATTGACATTGACCGAGCGGTCTACGCCAAAAAAGGCGGTTGCAATGTAGGCCAGCCAGGTAGCACCGGTTCGATTGTCCAGGTCAGGAAGCCAACCAGCCAAACCAACGGGCAGCAACGGGGCATTGCCAGCGGTCCGGCAGCCGTCGATTTCCAGCCAGTCGGTAGCGATCCAGGATTCAATCGCGGTCGCGGTAAACGTGACGGTGGTCCCATCGATCTTGGTTACGGTGTTAACCGAGGTTCTCAGAGCACTGCCAGGGGTAGCGCCGTTGGTAGCCCGGAATACAGAGCCGATGGACAGTTTCATGACGGTCCCGACATCCACAAGATCAACGGTGTTGGCACCTACAATACTGGGACCAAAGACCACAGCGCGGCCAATTTCGCCGAATCCGGAACCATACAGGGACGTGGCCGCAAGCTTGCGGAAACTGTCCAGGCCCTGGGCCATGCGGTTGACGGCAACCGGCATGTAGGCACCACGGATGTTTTGGGAGGCCAAAATTCCCTGTTGGGTGATGAAGAACGTTGCGAACATCTGGCCATTGGTGATGGCAAACTCGACGTTCGGGGCGCTTCCGTTGTTGGTGGCATTGGTGGTGGAAACGATCAGGTTCCCGGACGCCGAACCGCCGTTGCCGAGCAACAGGGGGACATTGTACTGTTTACCGCCAATACGGGTTTTCGGGATTTTCTTCACAACGGGTGAGTTGCGGAAAAAAACGTCTTCGGGTTTCTTGTCGGTGTACCAAATTTTGAATATACCGGCAAGATTTGCATCAAGCGTAGGTCCAGCCATAGCTTATCTCCTTTTTTACAGCACTATGGCTGTATTACATCCCTTTACGGGTTGCATTCTCTTTCATTTTCCGAACCTTATCCATGAATTTGTTTTCTGGATTGATCGGTTCGGCCGATACCTGGGTCACCTCGACAGCACCACCAGCAGGAACACCAGCCCCCTTGATGGCCGCAATCTTTTTGGCAATGGCTTCGGCGGCACCGCTCACAGCCCCAAGCTCTTTCTCATCGTCCCAGCCTTCGCCCTGGCGCAAGGGCTCCAGGATTTCGTGGAGGGCGTCATAGATGTCCTCTCCGGGGGCCAGCTCAGACAAAGCGCCCATGTGCGGTTCGAACAAATCTTTGTATTTGCCCCTCAAGCCATCGACTGACTGCTTGCGCAGGTTGTCGTTGTACATTTTGTCAATGCCGCCAAATAAATCGTCAACTACCAATTTTTCATTGGCTTCAAGCCGGGATTCCAGCTCTTCCATCTTGTCGATCATGATTTCGAGGACTTTCAGGATTGGCTCCATCATTTGCAGGTCCTGGAATTCGTCGCCATGGCCGGGATCAATCTGGGCCGCCTGAGGTGCGGCAGCGCTGGTGTCCCCCTCGTATCGGCTCAACAGTTCGGATAGGAGTTTGTCCTTTTCGTCTGGTTGCAGTTTATTCAAATCATACATAGTTCTACCTCTATAGTTATAGTTGTTCGGCAGGTGGCATAATCGCCCCGGCTATTGCTGGATTGTTTGGCGGTGGAGGCGGTTCCGGAGGTGGCAGACCAACCATCTGGGCCACTAACGCCGGGTCAGTGTTGGGGAAGGCCGTCATGATCATTGCACGGGCTGCCTCTGGGGTTATCTCCATACGCGACACCCGCGACACCAGATCGGCAATAGCCGTCACCTGCGCCCCGTTCATAGCCAAATCCTGGACGGGGGCCGCTTCCGGCATTGGTGGCGGAGCCGGAGGAAGTGGCGGGTTCTGAATGTTGGTAACCGTCGCCATTTTCTGAGTCACGATGTCGATCAGCTTCACCAGCCGGGCCAGGATCTTGGGGTCTTCATCCACAGCATCCAGTTGCAGCAGGATATTGACCGCCTCTTCCAGCAACTGTTGCAGGTTGACGACCGAATAAAACTCGTAGTTTTCATCATCCAAGGCCCGCTCGATTATCTTTCGGCTGGCGTCATAACTGGCCGTAGCCGCCGAGTATGCACCGTCCAGGTCAGGCAGTTGCAGCAGGGACGCCGCCATGTATGGCCTGATGACGCCTTGCGCCTGCAATTTCTCAAGCTGCTCCATCTTGACCTTGGGATCTTTTGACAGAACCGACGCCAGGCTGGACTGCATCGAAAAACTGTCCCGTTGCTTTTTGATCTGTGCCCACTTGATGTTGGCCCGGTTGAGTCGTCCCGGCAGAATGTCGTCACCTTCCGGAAAAACCTCGATCATTTTGGTGTAGATATCTTTGTAGAACTGGATCAGGTTATCGACCTGGGCTTGGAACCGCTCAGACTCAACGTCCTGCAAAGTATCCAGGGCAACCCCGGAATTGATGCCGCTTGGTTTCTTGGACTGGGCCGACAGTTGACTGACCCCTTCCTGCTCAAAACTGGATTGCTGGAAAAATTGCAGCATGGTTAGGTATTGGCCATCGATCGCCGGTGGAGTCGATACTATCACCGCACCCAGGGCCGCATCGTAGGGGACCACGTTGCCGACCTTGTTTGACAGCATTTTTGCAACGTTGCCGTTGGTCTCAGATTTTGGGACATAAATGGTATTGGCCGGGCTCAGAGTCAGGGCGTCATGGATTCGGCGCAGGATGTCATCGATTTGCCGCTGGTTTTGGTAGCAGTTGTCCATGACGGAATTGGAGTAAAGCCCTTTGATTGGCTCTTGGTAGTAGATCAGCGACATCGGCATGGTGTCGTAGTCAATGTCTACCTCTTCAATCTTTTCGCTGTCGGCAATCAAGTACTTTTTCTTGCCCACCAAATCCCAATACCTGTGCAATCGGGTTTTGGCCGTCGGGTTGTTTTGCAACTCCTGGTATCGGGCCATGCCTTCCTTGAGTTTGTCCTTGATTGCCACCAGCGGGTAGTCGTCCTGTACGATCATGCACCGGCTGACCTTTCCATAATTCAGTTCTGCCGGGTCGACATAAAATTCCCATGGTCTGATGACCTGGTTGGTTTTGGTTTCGTCGTCCGCCCAGATCACCCCATATTCAAACACCAGCGCAGCCAACAGGGCTTTGGCAGTTTTGGAGTACAAGTTGTCCCGCTCGGTGACAGCATCAAAATAAACTTGGGAATTTCGACAGGTTTTGATTGTCTCCCACAGTCCATTGACGGGAGAAAAAAAGATTCTGCCCTTGGTCTGTATCAGCTTCGATTGCAAAGTCAGGACCATGGACCGGCCAACATTGATTGCCGGCAACAGTCCGGTTTCATCATCGGTCTGAGCAAAAAAGAAAGAAGACGGGTTCGTGTACACCGTCCTGATCGCTTCCCGCCGCTGGCCGTTCGACATAAACCGGTTGTAATTGCGGAGGTATTTCTGGTCCCGCTGGCTCAGTTTTGAGTACAGCCATTGGATGTCGGCCACCACCTGCTCATAGGTCATGCGGTAGCCTCAATCAAAAGCTGGGAGGTTGCCCGGATGGTGTAGGCACCGACCAGGGTCCCCCGGAATTTGGCAAACGCCAGGGCGTAGGCCTCTTCTTTTCCGTCGGCCTGGTCGACCGACTGGAAAATGTGGAGGTTGTCGGCGTTTGAATTGGACGCCGAGACGGTCCAGACAATCGCGGTTGCAAAGGTCCGGACGGGTTTGTCGGGAGTAGTTTTTGCCATGTCGGCTCCTTAAACGGTTTCGATCAACGACGCGATGTTTCGAATGGTGTAGCCGCCAGGCTGGGCAGCCAGCAAAGCAGCCTTGGCCAGTACCTGGGCTGCCGCTTCAGAGGCGGCGGTGTCTTCGGTCATCTGAAGCTGAAGGTCAGCGTCGGCAAGGTGGCTGCTCGGGGTTTCGGTCCACAGGATTCCGGTAATGTATTTGGCCATGATTTTCTCCTCAAAAAAGTTGGTTCAGCTCATTAAGCTGTTCGCGGGCCTCTTTGTTTTCGATAACAATTTTTGTCCCGTCCTTCAACTCTATAGTTACTTTTCCAGTGAGGTTTGCGGCCTTCATCAGGTCCTGGATGATGGCATAATGCAGGTCGGACGCCTGAAGGGTCCGAAACATCACGTCCTTTTTGTAGGCATCGTCCGCCATCTTGAGTGCATTGGCGATGATCGCCTTCTTGATTTTCCGCTCTTCAGTGTTCCAAAACATGGGTGTCCTCCTGACTTTCCGGTGTAAAATACTTGCATCCATTATCAATAGGTGATTCTTTCACATGGCTGCCCATAGCAAAATTACGGGCCAGTTTCTGGGTATCGGTTACTTTATTGCACTGATACCCGTCTAACTGGTCTCGGTTTATGCCTATGCGATGTACTGCAAACAAATGGATGCAAAACCAACAGTCTTTTACCATACTTCACCCCGCCTTTTTTGCCGAAAACCACGCGCCAACAGCGGCACATGCCCACCCAAAGAACCCCATGACATTGCTTTCTGCGGCGCTCCATACTGCCATTGCGCAGCAAACAACTGCCGTGGCTAAATACCATACCTTGTCTTTCTTCATGCATTCCTCCTAAAACAGCTGGCTATGCCGCTGTTGCATCTGCTCGATAAACTGGTCCTGCTCCACTGTCTCGACGATCGGCGCCGTTGGCTTCGGAACGAAATGGTCCTGGCTATGGGTCAGCCAGTAGTACCGGAGAGCATACAGAATCGCATCCATCATGTCCGGGTGGTAGACATCGTCGTCAATCTCACGAGTGATGATCGATGGCTGGCCCTCGTTCTCCACCCGTTTAAAGATAGTCCGCAGGGCCTCTTCTTCAAAGTGAGATCCGGACCGGATATGGAAATTCCCTTTCCGCACTTCCTCTTGCAGGTTTTGGACAGCCATTGCCTTGTCGTACTTGATGGCGTTGTTGACTGGGATCCCATAACGGTGAGACAGCTCGAGCGAGATTTTTTGATCGCTGGTGTCCGCATAGATATCAAAGTCCCGGTGGTAGCAGCCGGCAAACAGCGGATCCGTCTTGATATAGTCCTTTCCCGCTTTGATCGCATCGCACAAGGTGGTTACGTCGGTGCCGGCCTGCTTGTACTCATAGACCAAAAACTTTTCGTTGGCTTTCTCCGAGTACATTACCACCGCGAAAGCGTCCGAGTCACGGAAACCAAAGTCGAGTCCACCGACAAACCGGATGTCTTCAGGGCTTTGGCCGGCCAGCCACTTGGCTATGTCCTCATCGGTGCACAGGTTTTCCGGTCGCATCCGGTAGACCAGGGCATCGTCGTCATAAACGATCAGCCCCAGGTATTCCCGCATGTACAGGGCGTCCGTTTCCGTGAGCCCGTGCTTGACCATTTCGTCGGCCAGGGCGGTTTCGTAGTTGTAGATATGCGGGTTGTGCGACAGGTTCCAATTGAGCCGTAGTCCGGACGGGCTCGGGTTGGTGTAAAATTTTTCCCAGTAGGTTCCCCTGGTCCGGGGGCCTGACCCCGTGAGCATCAGACACCCGTTGGTGTCCAGCAGCATGGGGTTGATGATTTCCCGGACAAACATGCCCAACTCTGGCTGGCTCTGGGCCTCATCGATGATTACCAGATCCCAATGCTGGCCCCGGTATTTCTCGCGCTCGGCTTTGTTGGCATTCCCGCCAAACATGATGATACTGCCGTTGGGAATGGTGATTGTTGACTCGGTGCTCTCGGCCTTGTATTCAATCCCCAGGTCAGTCAGCATCCGGCAGATGTCATCCCAATACAGCTGCTGGGTTTTCATCACCGTCAATCCGATAATCAATACCCGTTTGTTGGGCTCCTGGATTGTGTCAATCGCCTTGAGTTTGTTGGTCTCGGACTTCCCCGCCCGGCGCCCGGCCATGAGCCCAATGTCCCTGGCTTTCGAAAGCAACACCCGTTGCTGGATGTCAAACGCCATCCGGTTGACCCGGTAGTGGGCAAAGTCCATATCCTCTCGGCGGGCCTTGTTTACCTGGGCGTCAATGTCGTCCAAGATATTCATGCCGTAAAGCCGCTCCGTCATGTACTTGAAAGCCTGGCTTCCGGGGTTCAAAGCTTCCTTGGCAAAGGTTTCGTTAAAGGCATTGAAAAATGGAACCTTGCGCTTTTTGCCGTCCTCCGTCTGCACGGTAACCTTGGCCTTCATGATTTCCAAAAACCCCTCTTGGACCTGGGTCTTAAAAGCAACAGAGCCGGGCGGGCGTCCGGCTGGATTGGGAGATTTCTGTCCTTTGACCCAATTGGGATTTGCCATACTTAGATAGTTACCATGTCCTTCGGCACCCCATGCTCAAACCTGTTGAGGTTGTCGAAATTGATGGCGTACATCATTCTATGGGTTTTGTACTGCCGGTCCTTTTTGCGCTTGATCAATCCGGCGTCAACCAGCTTGGTCAAAATGTTGTTGTACTCCAGGTCAGTCAGGCTCAATAATTTCTGCAAGTCCTTGTGCGCCGGGAAAAACCAAGTGTCATAATACAAGCGCTCTGGATATTGATAAATCAATGAAAGAAGGACCTTTGCAGGCACTTCCCCAAAACACTTGGTAATATGAAAAATGATTGATAAACTTTCCTTGCTCGCCCTCTGGTTTTTGTTCTTCCTATCGAAGATCTTCGATAGAATCCTGATCACTAACAACCTGATTTGGTTTATCAATTTCTGCCTCCAATTTATCGAGATATAATTCTACAAGCGCTTCTATTACTGGCGATAAACTTAAAGAATTGTCGTTCATAGATTTTCTGAATCTATTAAGAATTCCTTCGTCAATCGATACGCCTATTCTTATTTTCATTTTCCCCTCAACGTTTGCCAAATGGTGTGCAGCTCAACAGCGTGCTGCCTGATCCACTCCTGCCGGGTGTACCGGGCTATCGCCAGGATAGCCGGTTTGTACCGCTTGTATCGGTACAGGTCAACAATGATCTTTTTGCCGTCCACCCGGTCGTCTGCGACAATGGCCGCGATGTACCCGGCCTGATCGGTTTGGTCCTGGCGTCTATTTGCCGGGTGCCGCTCATCCACCGTTGCCACCTGATCAGCCCGAACCCTCTGGGGGTTGTGGAGCTGGTACAGGATTTCCCAATGCATCCGGGAACTGAGGGGTATTGACTTTTGGTCATCGTGTTTGAGGTACATCTCCAGTAGCCTGGTCGCCGCATCCTCTACCACCTCCCCGGCCCTAACTGCTCCCAGTCGAAACCCCTTTTTTTTCTGGTAGGCCGAAAGCAGCACCCGGCCAGCCTTGATCAATGCCCGGTAGACCGGTTCCAGATCCTCCGGGTTTCGGGTGCATAAAAAAACAGCCTCCAATGATTGGAGGTCTGCTTGATTATACCTTTGATTCAAAATCCTGGCCTTTGTGGGCAAACACCGCAATTTGATGCACCGTGTTTTGACACCCACGGACAAGTTTGCCTATCTGTTCCCGTCTGGCCTGCACCAGTCTGATCACCTCGCGAGAACCCTCCCTGTCCACCTCGTTATCGGCAGCGGTCAACAGGTTTTGCGCGTATGACTCCGCCTTGTCTATCTCGCCCATGTTCTCGGCTACTATTGCCGGTATACTGTCGTGCAGCTCTTTTAGTGTCATGTTACCCCATGACCAGTATACCATTATTTAGCCAGCTTGTCACTTCTGCGCTTCAAACGGATTCCCGTAGCTCAAAATAATATGCGCTTGATAAGCCTCTGCGGCGGCCCCTGCGGCCCCTGCGGCCC